TTCTCAAGAAAAATATTATAATGGTTATTTATTAGACGGTGTTAAATCTATAGATTATAATAAAAATTATACATACGATATAGAAGTTGAAAATTCACACCAGTATAATGCTAATGGAATATGCGTTCATAACAGTAAAATTAGAGGTTTAAGAGCACATATTATTATAGCAGACGAGTTTGCTTCTATTAGTCCAGATATTTATGAGACAGTAGTTTCTGGGTTCGCAGCTGTTAGTGCCACCCCTATACAAAATGTTAAAGACCAAGCTAAGAAACAAGCAATGATAGATGCTGGATTATGGAATAAAGAATTAGAGATTCTAGATTATAAAATGGGTAATCAAGCAATTGTATCAGGCACCGCCGATTATGGATTTAAGCATTTTGCTAAATATTGGAATAGATATAAAGCAATTATAGAAACCAAAGGAGATAAAAACAAATTAGAAGAAATTTTTAAAGGAGAAATACCAGATAATTTTAACTGGAAAGATTATACTATCATTAGAATTCCTTATGAATTAATTCCAAAAGGTTTTATGGACGATAAACAAGTTAGTAGAGCCAAAGCAACTATTCATACAGGCATATACAATATGGAATATGCAGCTTGTTTTGTTAAGGATAGTGAAGGTTTCTTTAGAAGAAGCTTAATAGAGAGCTGTATAGCTTCACCAGATAACAATATCGTAATTGATGATAAGCCTGTTGTTTTTGATGCTATGATATCTGGAGACGCTAATAAAAAATACATTTACGGTATCGATCCAGCTAGTGAACAAGACAATTTCAGTATAGTGATATTAGAAATTAATGATAAATTTTCGAAAGTAGCATACTGTTGGACAACGAATAGAAATAATTTTAAAGAAAGACAAAAAACAGGATTAGTGAACGAGCATGATTTTTATGGATTTTGTGTTAGAAAAATTCGAAACTTAATGAAAATTTTTCCTTGCGAACGAATAGGCATAGATGCTCAGGGTGGAGGGGTAGCAATTGAAGAAGCTTTACACGATCCATCAAAAATAGAATCCGGTGAACAATTAATATGGCCAGCAATAAATTATAGTAAACACAAAGATACTGACGATCAGCAAGGTTTGCATATATTAGAATTGGTGCAATTTGCCAGAGCTGATTGGACAGCACAAGCAAATCACGGATTAAGAAAAGACTTAGAAGATAAAGTATTATTATTCCCTAGATTTGATAATCTTACTCTTGGTCTAGCTTTAGAAAATGAAGGCAAAAATATATTAGATGCTAATATTGAAAATATTTACGATACTCTTAGTGAATGTATATTAGAAATAGAAGAATTAAAAAATGAATTAACTACAATAGTTATGACTCAAACTAGCACCGGTCCAAACGCTAGAGATAGATGGGATACTCCAGAAGTTAAATTATACAATGGCAGAAAAGGAAGATTACGCAAAGATAGGTACAGTTCTTTAATAATTGCCAATATGCTCGCTAGACAACTTAATAATCATATAAAAGACGTAACATACGAAGTCATAGGAGATAATGCTATAAACGTTGTTGAAAATAATGGTCAATTATATAAAGGACCATCTTGGTTTATTGATGGAGGAGGTAACGACGATATATATGCAGGAATTTATAGATAAAGTGTATAAATAAATTATCCTATTTACATTACAATACTATTACATTAGATACATAATATGGCCAAAAATAAATCATCAGAAAATATCATCAAAAACGCTAATATTGTTCCGGACGAAGCATATGTTACTTGGGGAGAAGATTTAAATAGTAAACAATCCGCATTATCAAAAGCTTCGGAATCATTGGAAGAATTTACAATAGTAGATAAAACGGTTGGTAATCGTCGATATACCGTAGACTACTCAAATATAGCAGGGCCTAGTTTAAGCGGCAGGCCAGGATTAACAAAAAGTGATTATTATAATTTTCGGCCAGAAGAAGCTCCTCCCGAAAAAATTAAGGATATTATCAAACGAGCAGAACATATATACCAAAGAGTAGGTTTGGTTAAAAACGTTATCGATCTTATGGGCGATTTTGCTAGTCAAGGAATTAGATTAGTGCATAGGGACAAAAGAATCGAAAGATTCTACAGAAGATGGTTCAAAAAAATAAACGGTAAAGATCGTAGCGAAAGATTTCTTAATAATCTTTATAAAAGTGGAAATATAGTTATAGATCGAAGAACCGCTAAAATTAATACCAAAATAATAGATAAATTATATAAATCCTTAGGCGAAGCAGATCACATTAATCCAAATATGGAAGTCGACATAGGAAGAAAGGAAATTCCTTGGAAATATACCTTCTTAGATCCCGTATTGATTGATGTTTGTGCTGGGGCTTTATCTTCTTTTCTCAATGATAAGAGATATGAACTTACTGTTCCCGCTAATTTAAGAAAAATAATTAACAATCCAAAATCAGAGTCAGAAAAATTAATTGTTGGTAATTTACCTTCGCAAATTTTAGAAGCAGCTAAATCTAAAATAGCATACCCTTTAGACCCATCTAAAACATTGGTTTTTCACTATAAAAAAGATGATTGGCAGAGTTGGGCTTACCCCATGGTCTATGCTATTATGGATGATATCACTATAATAGAAAAATTAAAATTAGCAGATATGGCAGCTTTAGACGGAGCAATATCAAATATACGTATATTTAAATTAGGTAGTCTTGAACATAGAATAGCTCCTACAAGGGCAGCAACAGCTAAATTAGCCTCTATACTGGGTAATAATACAGGAGGAGGCACTATGGATCTAATCTGGGGTCCTGATATAGAGTTACTAGAAAGTAATACTAATGTACATAATTTTTTAGGTGAAGCAAAATACACTCCTCATTTAAATAGTATTTATGCTGGTTTAGGAATTCCTCCAACATTAACAGGAACATTCGGAGCATCAGGCACTACCAATAACTTCATAAGTCTAAAAACTTTAACACAGAGACTACAATATGGAAGAGATGTCTTAACCATATTCTGGGAAAATGAAATAGCACTAATTCAAGAAGCAATGGGGTTTAGATACCCAGCAAAAATTGAATTTGATCGTATGGATCTTAGTAATGAAGATTCAGAAAAGGCATTATTGGTGCAGCTAGCGGATAGAAACCTTATTAGCGATGAACTGATACAAACAAGATTCGGAGTGGATCCGGATTTGGAAAAGAGTAGACTAAATAGAGAAACTAAAGATCGCAAAAACAATAGAATGGTTCAAAAATCTGGTCCTTGGCATGATCCCCAATTTGTAAATTCTCTTAAAAAAATCGGGCTTCAAACTGGTTTGGTGGCTCCAAGCCAAATAGGTTGGGAGTTAGAAAAAAAGAAACCAGGAGACAAAACAGTACTAGAAGTAAAAACAAAACAAACTCCTCCGTCTAATCCTTCATCCCCAACGCAGTTGGGAAAAGATTCGCCAGAATCTTTACCTGGCCAGCCCGAGCAAGGCCGACCGAAAAACTCTACAGACAAGAAAAAAAGAAAGCCCAAAGAATTTTCTCCCCAAACCGGAGCCTCTATCATGGTATGGGCATTAAGAGCACAAGACAATATATCAAATATAATCAACCCAATCATGTTAGACTATTTTTCCAAAAAGAACATCAGATCATTATCTGCATCACAAACCAAAGAATTAGATTTATTAAAAACTAAAATCTTATTTAACATAGAACCATTTTCTAAAATTACCGAAGAATTAGTAACAGGGAAACTATCTGACATAGATACTAAATTATCAAAAAAAATAACAGAAGAATACTGTAATTGGATAAAAAATATTGCCAATGATATCAATGACACACTTTCTGTTGAAGACCAAAAACAAGCCAAAGCATCCTACTATTACATGGTGTATTCTGTATTAAATACATACGGAGTTTAATTTATGCAAATATTTAAATATGAAATTGCGGATGGTTTAGACAAAGTTTTAGCCAATGATTGTTCTATATCTATAGCCTCTGTCGCCGAACCATGCATTATAACAGATATATCAAAAATTAAGAATATTAAAAGTTTAGCTTCTTTAAACGACGATGACTTATATTATGTTCAATCTATATTAGTTTCATCTAGTTGGAATAAAAATGACGATATTTTTGATAAAGCAGAGATCTGGTCTGCTCGACATACTCCAGAAGATAAGCCCACAAATTTAGAGCATGATGAGTCTTTAATTATAGGACATATCACTTCTAATTGGCCTATTACAGAGGACGGTATCTTAATAGATGAAAATACTCCTTTAGAAAATCTTCCTAATAAATTTCATATATTAACTGGTTCTGTAATTTATAGAGCCTTTAGTAATCCAGAACTTAAAACAAGGGCTGAAAATTTAATAGAAGAAATTGAAGCAGGTAAAAAATATGTTAGTATGGAATGTTTATTCAACGGTTTTGATTATGGATTACAAGATTTAAGTACTGAAGAATATAAAATATTACCTCGAAATGATAATACTTCATACTTAACAAAATACTTAAGATCTTACGGAGGTCTTGGTGAGCATGAAGGCTACAAAATAGGCAGAGTGCTAAGAAATATTACTTTTTCTGGTAAAGGCTTTGTTGACAAACCAGCTAATCCCGATAGTATAATTTTTAGTAAAAACAATTATTCCGAAATATTTGAAAATAATTTTGAACAAAAAAATGCGAATTTATTAAAAGCAGGTGTATCTACAGATCAGTTAACCACTAATGCGGAGAATAATACTATGACAGAATTAGAACCGGTTATTACCGAACTCAATACTATTAAGAGTAAACTTGAAGCTATGGAAATTAAAACTAGCGAAGACGCTACTTCTCGTATTCAGTCTTTAGAGCAAACTATCAAAGCTAACGAAGATAAGATTTCCGAGCTTACAGCTTCTTTAGAAGCTTTCTTAGCAGAAAAAGAAGAAGCTACTAAAAAAGAAGAAGAAAACAAAATGAAAAAAGAAGAAGATGAAGCTAAGAGCGCAGAGCAAAAAACGAAAGATGAAGAAGATAAAAAGAAAATGAAAGAAGAATTAGAAGCTGCTTTTAACGAGATTGCTGCTTATAAAAACAAAGAAGAAGAGATGGCCAAGAAAGAAAAGAAAATGAAGAGAATGGCCTCCTTAATCGAGATAGGTCTAGAGTCAGAACAAGCATCTGCCACAGTAGAAAAGTTTGAATTCTTAGATGACGAAGCTTTTGAAGCAATGTCTGCGTTACTTGCGGCCAAAATGCCACCTTGGTTAGAAAAGAAAAAAGATGAAGATAAGAAAGACGAAGACAAAAAAGAGAAAAAAGAAGCTTCAGAAGTAGCTGTTCCCGACCCAGCAGTATTAGATACAGCAGAAGTCGATAATGGCGTTAATTTAAGTATTGGTAGCGACGAAGAATCATCTATTGAAGCTACTAGAGCAGCACTGGTTGAATTTGTTACTAACAGATTAAGTCTTAAGTCATAAACTTTAATAAGGGAGAATAAAATGGCTCTTAAACCCGATCGCGTTGAATCATACACAGATATTTCATTTTTCATGAATACTACCGCCGAAAGAGGTGGTATCGCTATTCATGGTACTTCAGGTGCTGGTGTTGCTCTTGATGATGCCAATGCCGTTGTTTTATATCCAACAGGTGTTGTATCAGGCACAAAACCAGCCGGTTTGTTATTAAACGATGTTGTTGATATTGATCTAACAAGACAACATATCAATTGGTATCGTGATGAAGTACAAAAGGGTGGTAAGGTAACTTTATTGCGTCAAGGTCAAGTAGTAACAAATATGTTAGCCGCTGGTCAAACACCATCAGCTGGCGTAGATGCTTACTACGATGTCGCAGGCAAGCTTACCACAGTTAGTACAAACAGCACCAAGGTCGGTCGTTTCCTTGGTGGCAAAGATTCCGATGGTTATGTCAAAGTAGATATCAATATCACCTGATAAGGGAGAAAAAAATGTCAGCTAAAACTCAGAAATTTCAGCCTTCACCGGAACTTACCGAACTATTAGTTCGTTCAGGTTCGCAAAATAGAGAAGTAGCTCTTGCTGCCAATGCAGAATTTGCTAAAGCACTAGAGCTTCCATTGAGAAAAGGTCTTCTTAGTGGTGATATTCTTAATGGTATCTTTGAACCAATTCAATTGGCCCAGGGTGCTACTCCAGAATTCCCATTAGATTTCCTTGCTCCTGGAACAGAAAAAGACTTCGTTGCCTATACCATTCCAAATCATGGCTATATTCCAGAGCGTCATGTGGAGAGTGATTATGTCATGGTTCCAGTATATGATATTGGTTCCAGCATTGATTATCTCTTAAAGTATGCTCGCGATGCACGTTGGGATGTTGTTGGTCGCGCTATGGAAGTTCTAGAAGCTTCCTTTGTTAAGAAAATGAACGATGACGGTTGGCATACAATTTTGGCTGCTGGTGTTGACCGTAATATCGTAGTATACGATAGCGATGCTGCTGCTAGTCAATTTACTAAGAGATTAGTTTCTCTTATGAAAACCGTTATGCGTAGAAATGGTGGCGGTAATAGTGCCAGCAACAACAGAGGTAGATTAACTGATCTATTCGTAAGTCCAGAAGCTATGGAAGATATCCGTAACTGGGGCTTAGATCAGGTTGATGAGATTACTCGTAGAGAAATCTATACTGCCGCTGATGGTGCTGTTAATCGCGTTTTCGGTATCAATCTACATGATCTTGATGAGCTAGGTGCTGGTCAACAGTACCAATCATTCTTTAGCTCTACTTTACAAGGTCAGATTGATGCTGGCGATAGTGAAATCGTTGTCGGTTTAGATCTTAGCAAGTCAGATAGCTTTATTATGCCAGTTCGTGAGCAAGTTCAGATCTTTGAAGATGAAACCCTTCATCGTCAAAAGAGAGCTGGTTTCTACGGCTGGGCAGAGCAAGGCTTTGCTGTGCTAGATAATCGTAGAGTATTACTAGGCTCTATGTAATCGAATTGTTGTTATACCAAAGAAAAGAGGCTAGCCTTTGGGCTGGCCTTTTTTTTTAGGTGTATTAACTAATAACACACCATATAAATCAAAGGTAACCTAATATGGCTGCAAGCAAATATGATTTTGCTATAGAGCAAGGGTCGAGCTTCAAACTAAGTATAATTTATAAAGATGCTAATAGTGTTCCTATAAATTTAACCAATTATTGTGCAAGAGTAATATGGAAAACTAATACTGGATTATTGCAGGTTTTTAATTCTGATAATACTGACGATCAAGGTGTATATAAATTTGAGATTAATGATGAAGAAGGTAAATTAACATTTATGCTACCGGCTCACACCACTAATCAATTTAAATTTAATACCGCAAAATACGATTTAGAATTAAGATCTATAGAACCGTTTTATGGTGATGGTACAGAAAATACCGGAGGTAGATACACAGTAAGATTACTTTTTGGAACTGTTAGCATAGTTAAAAGATATAGTAGTTCTGATGTAACATTGGATTGTCAATCATGAGCGATTTTATAATCGAAATACTTGAACCTACTATTCAATATTTAGATGTTAGTACTAGCTATATTGAAAATATTAATAATATAGAAATTGAAAGATCTGAAAATTTTAACTTAGAAATAGTCAATACAGAAAAAATACTTTGGAGTGATTTGCCAGATAATATTCCTATAAGTAAAATTTCTGGTAATTTACACTATAGTAGAATTGATGGTTTAGAAAATTTAATAGCATCAGGACTTAACAGCATACACATTGATAGTTTACTTTGGGGAGATGATAATGTAGGCTTAGACGGTTATTTAAATCAATATAGTTTCGATTGCGGCAGCCCTGACACATTAGAGGAGTAAATTAATAATGGCTCTTAATACTAAAATTCAATTTCGTAGAGGATATTCTGCAGGCTACAGCTCCGAAGCTGACCTAATTAATAATAGACCAATAGATGAGAATAATACATGGAAAGAAGACGATACATTAGCTGAAGGCGAAATTGGTTATGAGGTTGATACTGGAAAATTTAAAATTGGTAAATATATAAATGGATCAGCAGCCCCATGGGCAAGTCTTCCTTATGCTGGTGGGTCTGCTTTAACTGCCGAAAACGGCATAGCCTTAAAATTAGACCAAGCAGATAACGCTTATAGTATTTATAGTTATATAACTGGTGTGGCTGGCGGTCAAGAAGGTATAACATTTTCTGTACATCCAGCTTCTGAAATACTAACGGAGGAAGACGGAGAGGTTATTACTGGTACTTATTACCAAATAGCTTTAAGTGATAAATTAGAAAATTTTCATGATAGCAATATATCTATTAGCGATAATCTAATTAGTTCTAGTACCGACGGAATAACAGTTAGCGGCTTAAATAATAGCACCATTAGCTTAAATCCCGACGGAGGGACTGTGGAACATAGCGGTGTAAATATCCGTAATTTGTTTTTACCAACCAATACTAATATCACAGTTACCGAAAATGTCGGAGGATTAACAAAAGGTACTGTTTTAACAAATGCTAGTGGAATAGTTGATGTATTGCAAACTCTATTGGAAAAAGTTTTTGAACCCAATGTTGATCCATCGCCATCTCTTAGTCCGTCTGTTAGTCCAATAGCTCATAATACAAATACAGAAGCTGGAACAATATCTAATCTTATAATTACTGCTAATTTTAACCAAGGAATAGTCAGGGGTACTGGCTTGGGTGCTGACTGGGTGTCTAATGGAAATCAAGGAGTTAGAGCAGGAGCTGCTACTCAGTATACTATTAATGGTACTAATAATGGCACAACTTCTAGTCTTACTTTGTCTAATTATGAAGTAGTTGATGGGGCTAATAACTTTCCTATTTCTGTAAATCATGCTACCGGTATAGTGCCTAAAAATAGTTTAGGTAATAATTCTACCACTCTTGGTCAGCTTACGGCTGGTACTCTTAATAATACAGCAACAGTTAATGGTAGACGTAATTTATTTTACGGAGCATTGTCAACCGTAAATGATCCACCAACAGCTACAACAATACGAAATTTATCTGCTATTCTCAATCCTTCACTAACTACACAGTTTCAACTAACTGCTCCTATAAACACCAGAACTATGATTGTGGCTGTTCCTTCTGGTGCTAATTATGGTAGTGTTGCTAATGGTAATTTTTCAGCATTAGATAATAATACTAATCTAATGATTACTAATAGTTTTCAGTCTATCTCTGTTAGTGTACCAGGAGCCAACAACTATAATCCTATAGTATACAAAGTTTGGTATTATATTAACGGAGCCCCTTCACCAGAACCATCAACCTATACAATAAATTTAAATTAAAAGGTACTAACTATGTCTAGTCAAGCTACTCGCACCAATCTTTCTAATCAGTTTATTAGACAGTTTCCTGTCCCAATAGACAGAGATTTTGTATTTGATACAACAGATCAAAGAGAAAATTATCTAACAAATCCTGCTACAAGCGGAATTGCTTATAGTGGCATGATAGTTGCTGATAATGAAAAGAAAAAAGCCTATATATTAACTGTAAATGCTCAAAGCGAATTAACTTGGGAAGAAATAGGAGCTTCTACTGTTGGTGACCTATTTACCGGTAGCGGTATTATGGTTAAAACAGCAGATGACTCTTACAGAGTAGCTTCTTTATCTCAAGGCGCTAATATAGATATTACTAATTCTAGTGGAATAATTGGGGATCCAGTAATAGGTTTATCGGCTAGCTTAACTGGACTTAATTCTATTGGTGTTACCGGTCAAGGAATTTCAGTTAGTGGCAATAGTACTTTTTATAATAATGTTAACGTTACAGGAGATCTTACATTAGGCGGCATTTTAACTGTTGCCGGCTCTACTTTTGAAAATAATACTATTACGCTAATTAATTTAGATGCTACTAGTGGTAATTTTGATTCTCTTACTGTTGGATCTAATCAAACTCATGTAAGTCTTTCGGGACATGGACATGTTTGGGACGATATTAATATTGTGGGATCAGATTTTTGCGATAATGTTGGTTCTTGTTTAACTACCGAATTAAATTTTACTAATGGTATAGCTTCTGTATTTGATAATAATCAATTAACAATTCAACTAACTGGTACGGCAAATCTTTTACATAATAATCTTAATACGGCTTCAGCAGGTCTAGCTTATAAAAAAACTGATGGTTCGTTTACTACCAAACTGATTGTACCTACCGGAAACTATCCTGGTAATATCCAAATTAGCAATTATAATATTAGTACTCCTACAAATATAGGCCTATCTCTAAATACAACACTAAGCGGCTTATCATCTATCACAACAAAAGACTTAGCGGTTACAGGCACTCTTGGCGCTGAAGATGTTACTGTTAGCGGTAATTTATATATACTTGGTACGAGCGTAGTTGCTAACGTTACCACAATAGAAGTACAAGATCCGTCTATAAGAATAGGAGCACCTTCTGGCGAATCTTTGCAAGAAGGCGATACATTTGATAGAGGCATAGAATTTGTATATCCTACTGGAGAAGCAGGAACAGTAGTTGCTACAACAGGATTTTTTGGTTATGATTATAGTGAAAAGTTATTTACTTTTATGCCAGTTCTTACCAGTAGTACTCCTGGTATTTACGGTGGTAATTTAGGAACTATTAAAATAGGTAAATTATGGGCTACGGGCACAATTGGAGGTACTTCTAGTGTTCGAGCTAAGATAGAATACTGCACTATTGACGGAGGATCTCCTGGCGCATAATATTAGGACAACAATAATGGTTAAATATGGCTATAATCAATCAAATACAATTTCGAAGAGGGGCCGATACTGAATGGTCAGAAGTTAATAACGGCGAAGGACCAATATTAGCTAGTGGTGAACCAGGGTTTGATCTTACCAATAATCTTTTAAAAATAGGCGACGGTACCAATAATTGGAAAGATTTAAATCCTATCGGGACCGATCAGAATCTGTACAAAGTTAAAAATGCTAGCGGAGGTATTATATATAAAGGACAAGTTGTTCGAGCTGATGGAACTGTCGGCAATAGTGATGCTATACAGATTACTACTTTTATAGCTGATGGTTCTGTTCCCGAATATACTCTTATGGGTCTTGCCACCCAGGATATGAACAATAATGATTTTGGTTATGTTACAGCTTTTGGTCAAATTTCTGGTATAGACACAAACCCCGCTAATTCTGCAACAAATATTTGTGCTGCTGGCGAAACTTGGATTGATGGAGATATTCTTTATGCCAGCCCAAGCGTTAGCGGTAAATTAACTAAAGTTAAACCACAACACGATACTATAATTGCTATAGTTTTAAATGTTTCCGATAATGGTAGCTTATTTGTAAGACCATCGTGGAATCCTCATATAGATGATCTTCATGATGTAAATACTAGTGGGGTCGGTAATAATCAATACTTAATGTATAATAGTGGTACTGAGTTATGGACTCCTACTAGTAGTGGTATATTTACTAATGTTTATGCTAATCGATTCTTTTTGACTCCTTCTATAGGAAATAGTTCGGGTAGTCAACTAAATCTATATCAATATCCCGACCAGCCAACCGCTCTTGTAGAAATAGATCAAGCAAATCTACAGATAATAGGAGTTTCAGGATCAGTATTAAATAATAGATTTCCAATAATATCTTTTAATAAATTGTCTAGTGTTGATTTTAATAAAACCCCCATAAAATTAACTGCTTGCTTAACTACTGGGGGTAACGCTGGGCCATCTTGGCCTACCGTTACTAGCGTTGCTAGTCAGGCTATGAGCAGTGGAATATTTTTTGAGGATAGATTATGGCAACCATCAGCTTTTAATCCTAGTAATGGTTTTGCTTATGATGCTACTAGTCAAATTGTATCTACTCCATCTAATACCATTGCTGGTTATACTAAATTATCTTTTTTGGTTCAAACGGCGTCTGGTGTTGTAAATCCTAACAATGGATCAGTACCTGCAGGATCTTATGTAGAAAGATTTTCTATCGGTAGTGATGGAGTAACTACTGTTAATGGTATGATTAGAGCTAATCAAGGAAAAATGGATTCATTAGTATTAGATCAGGGCGGACTAACTGTTAACAGAGGAGTTATTCAAGTAAATAATAGTTTTGATAATAATTTTGTGATGATGATTAATTCCAGCGGCCTTAACATTAGCGCTAGTTATGAATTTATAGTAGATTATTCGGATTCTAGCAATTTTGTAGTACCTGTTGCATTATTTAATACTCCTAGTGTGACTCCTAGTACCATTACAACATTATTTGATGGTCAAACATTAGAAGTCAATGATACTGTATTAATTAGAAGCGCATCTAATAGTATTAAAAATGGTATATATATAATTGCTGCTGGCAGTACTGCAAATACAATTAGATTTAATAGACACCCCTCATATCTCGATGGATCTACTGTAAAAAACGGAAAAGTCTTTGGCGTTAGATCAAATGGTGGGTCGTATGTGTTGAATATTACATTGCCTCTTAATGAGGATAGAACTATTGGCACGGATACTCTTGATTTTATTTCGTATGGAGGCAACAGGGCGGTTACTTTTAATGCTAGTGCAGATGCGGAATTTTCTGCAGCAGTTTATGCTAAAGAAAAATATTTCCGAATCAAACATCCGGATCCAGATTCGTCATACGAATATTTACAATATGGTTCTTTAGAAAGTCCGTACCACGGAGTTAGATTAACGGGCGAAAGCGAGCTTAAAAAGGGTTTGGCCACAATACCTCTACCAAAATATTTAAAACATCTTATACATAAAACTGATATTAACATTCAATTAACAAATAAGGGTCATCATAAGATATTATATGTTGATAGTGTAAATTTAGATAAGGATCATTTTGTGATTAAGGGTTATAGAAGTAAAACGGGCGGTCCGTTCGCATTCTTTTGGTGCTTTACTGGCGTTCGTAAAGATGTTGATCCATTAATTCCGGAGTATTAAAAATGGCTGATAGTGATAAACTTATTGGTATTTTTCCAGAAACAGGAATTAGTGGTTCTTTGCCTCGTATTGAATTTACTGGCAAAGACGATAAGAAAGTTACTTTACAGGCTGAAGATAATAACGATTTACATTTTGTAAATGCTAGTGGAGATTCATTATTAAGAATCGCTACTACAGGATTGATTAGTGCTAGTGGTGGGGATAGTGGGAAATGGAATAAGGCATACGGTTGGGGAGATCATAGTGCGTCAGGATATGCTTTAGATAGTACAGTTGTTAAAACTACCGGAAATCAAACAATATCTGGTGTTAAAACTTTTGCTGATCTTATATATCTTGATGGTAGTTTTAGTAGTATTATTTTTAATTCTACGGGCTCAACATTATTTTTTGATCCTGAAATGAATATAGGCTTTGATAGAACCGGTAGCGATTTGGTCTTATCTAATAATAGTACAGGATATATTGATTTAACCACTAATACTTTTTCAAGATTACATATTACTAATGATGGTAATGTTGGTATAGGAACAACTACGCCAGCTGGTAAATTGTCCGTTGATGGTCATATTGGCTTGGTTCCTAGAGCAAGTACCACCGGTTGGAATAATGCTTTTTATACTTATCAAAATAGCTCAACGCATAATTCTTATGGCTTAACTCTTGGATACGAGTCTGGAACTGAAAGATATACTCATATGATTTTTGCTCCAGAGTATGCAGATGTTTCTTTTGCATTTGATCCAACTAACTACAATCATGAAGTTAGTGGCTTAGCCGGATTTAGTACAAAAATGTTAATCAGAGGAGATACCGGAAATGTAGGTATCGGCACCTCTGCTCCTAGTAGTAAACTAGATGTTAATGGAAATGTGTCTATATCTTCTACAGGATTAAATGGCGAATCTTTGTTTAGTATCGAAGGTACTAATGGTAATCTTTTTAGTGTTGTAGATAGTGTTAGTGGGAGTTTGTTGAGTGTTAATGATATTACGGGTCTTCCTGCTTTTGAAGTATTTAGTGATCATAGCGTTGTGGCTGGAAGATTTAATAAGAATGATTTTGTAGTCAGTAGCGGTGGTAATGTTGGTATTGGTCTTAATAATCCTTCAACTAAATTAGAAGTTAGCGGCACTATTAAAGCCTCTGATTTTAGTGGTATAGGATCTTCATTGACCGCAGGATACGCTCAAAATATTGTTGGAGAAGCTGGCACTTATAGTTCTACTATTCTTCCTCCTTGGGGTGCTATTCCTTATGTCAGTGAAGATGGACTTACAATATTTAGAGATATCGGTAACGCTAATCAAGTTTTAAAAGTAAATTCTGGCGGCGATTATCCCGTTTGGGGAAGTGTTCAATATAGCGAACTTGGTGGCAC